TGCAGTCTTCGTCCTCCGGCCAGAAGCCAAAAGAGCAGCCTGTGATATCTCCACGCGAAACTCTGGCATATACATCCATCGCCATACTGTCTGCCTCGTTAATTTCAACTTTCCCCCACAGCCCATAATCATCAGATTTCAGTTCCAATGTACCAGCTGAAACGCGGCCCATAACATTATCACTGTTATGGTTAAACAGGCATCGAATATCGTTATTTTTTACTGCATCATCCAAAGCACCGGCTTTAATCTGCTCAAACCAACCTGGCCACAGTTCAGTTTCCTGATTGTATACAACAAAATAACCTTCGATGTATTTTTTCCCGCTGTCTTCTGACCGGATTTTCAATCCAGACTGAAAATAGGCGCGTCTTTCCTCTTTACTCACCTTTCTCACCACCTTTCAGCTTTTTCTGTTCTCCTACTTTGCCAACAGGGATATAGTTTTCCAATACGTTGTATTCGTTCATTGCCTCGTCATCGACAGGCGAATAATCGAATTCTGCACGGCCTTCATTTCGGTTCAACATGCCGTCTTTCACCATCTCTGTCACAAAGGTCATACGTTCCTGCAGATTGTACTGTTTGAGTGATTTTGAATTGAATTTGAAATACCAGTCATCCCTGAATAATAATTTTTTGGATAACTCCTGCTCAATCACTCTGGCAATGCTCATGACAGTTGTCTCGATAAAGTTGTTGTACTCGTCTTTGTTGAAATCTCCAATACCGACCATAAAGCCTGGCACACCAAAGACGGAAGCAACAACCTTTTTGTCAAGCTGCAGACTGTCTTGAATAGCTAAATCGTTCAACGTAAGCGGCTGCACGGTTTTTACATCTACTTCTCCAGCAGGAATCAGCCACGGTTCCCCAGCCTCTGTTGTATCTGTATAACTGCCAAGAATCTTTGTACGCTGTTCTTTGTTTTGCAGTTCCTCTGCATCGGCTGTTACGCTGATAATCAAAGACGGTTTCCATTTACTTTTCATATATCCTGTTTTCGTAGCTTCAGCCTGCATGATATTCTGCAGCGTGTTTTTCATCATCACTGCATAGCCCTGACCCCTGAACGGATAATTATCATCTGGAATCAATGGAAAATGTAATACCTCATCCGAGCTGAATGTCTGACCGTGATAATGTACAGAATAACCTCTGTTTGCCTCCGGCCAGAATGTAGTCTGGTGCGCATTCCAGATATCCAGATTATCCAGTAGTTCACCTTTGTACTCTGGGTATACAACACTGTTTCCTGTTACCAGCATGTCCGTTGCAATTTTGTAAATAAAATTCTTTCGGCCCATGTACAAATTCGGGTAAATATCCATCTTTTTTGATAACTCGTTCCGGATCCGTTTGTCACCATTATCACCATTTTCCATGAGCATAATGGTCATACTGGAAACCGCATCGGCAATTTTATGGATACATTTTCTGATTTCCTCGTTTCTGGATAATGGTATATATCCGCTTGGACAAAGAACATCACTCATGTCTCCACTGGTCAGCCAATAGGCAATTGGATTTGGACTGACTGTAGCTGCAGCCCTGTTTTTCTGCTTTTTCTTTTTACTAATCGTCCTCACCACCTTTCAATCAAAACCAGTTTTGCAATTTCCCGCTTTCCATATCTTCCAACATGCGTACACATGCAAAAACAGCGGCATCGAAAATATCAATCCGCTGTTCCGGGAAAATCTTTTCATACTGAATCATATCGTCAGTTTTCTCAATAGCAGCCACATTCTGCACACAGTATTCGAATGCATCTGAATGCAAATAATACAGCTCACCGTTTTTGGCTTTGTTTTCAATATGTCGGAACCCTTCAGACTTTTTATAAAAGTACTGAGGCTGGTCAACAATCTGGAATCCTGCTTTCTTCATGCCTAGAAAATATTCTCTGCAGAACTTGCGGTCATGACCGACTTGCTTAATTTTGAAACCTTTATGCCTCATTCCTTTATACCACTCAATTACTTCCGCATGATTAACAGTTGGACCATTGCTCATATCAAGCCATCCATCATCTTTCCAGCCGAACAATGGAATATTGTCTTTTTCTGCTTTCTCATGTGCTGCAACAATTGGAAACCAGGCATGCGGAATAATAATATCGACATCATGATTATTACCATCTTTATCCTTGAATTTGTAATTACCATAGAGCACTGCTGCTGTGAGGTCATACAGTTTTGAAAGGTCAGAACCTCCATACCATTTAATCGGCAGTTTTATTAAATCATCTAAGGTCCAGCTGTATTTACTATCACTTGCCTGAAACTCTTTGATGTTGAAGTATGCCTTCTGGGCTGCTGTGTAAACATTCAGAGATTTGGCAAAGAAGTCTTTTCTCAGCTGCGGATCATTGAGCGCCTGCATTGAATCATTCAAAATATCATTCGGGCGAATAGAGACACCGTATGCAGGATTCGCCATCTGATGCACAATCGGATTTGTAAAATCTACATTTCCTTTTTCATCCTCTGGCGCTTTACAGATGAATACGAAATAGGTTTCATCTGTAATGGAACCATCTAAAATCTGCATACATACTTTCAATTTTCTATAGCAGAAGCTGGTCATATCATCGCCGGCTGTTGTGATACCAATCATCAATTTATTGGTGTAGGCTTTCATTGCCTCTTTGATGATGTTATACTGCTTCGGGCTTTTGTAGGCGTGAATTTCATCGGCAATAGCAATGTTGCAGTTCAACGAATCCTGCGCATCCGGGTTCGCTGCCAGTGCCTGAATGAACAAAAAACCATCATCACCAATTTCACCGGTGATGCTGTGCTCCTGATTGTTATTTAACACACGGAAATTTTCTTTCTCGCCCATCTGCTCCAGGTTGTAATCGATAAAGTTGAAACTTTCCAGCGCCTGTTTCAAAGCAGCTGCTACGATATAAACCTTACTGCCGGACCGGCGTTCCAGAAGTCCAAGCGCCCATGCAAGGCCAGCAGCAAAAGACGTTTTGATATTCTTTCTGGGAATATAGATAAACGCTTCTTTGTACCTTCTGATTTTGGTACCGGTATGATAGAACCCCAGCAGGTTATAAACAATGAATTTGTGAAACGGTTCCAATAAAAAAGGCTCACCGCGCAATGGTGAACCATCTAATCTCTCGCCCTGGGCGTGACAGAATGTTTTTTCAATTATTTTTATAACAAATTCCGCATCTTTTGGGTTGAAATCATACTCCGGATTGTCCAGATCTGACAGAAATCTTTCACACGCCTGTATGTTTTCCTCGCAAGCAATTTTGCAACCGTATACGATACTTTTAGCATACTGCATGACCACCGGGTAGTTGGTAAATTTACTGTAATTCATTCAACACAGCCCCCAGTTTACTTGCATTTTTCTTTTTAGTATCTGCCCTGATTTTCTTTAATCCGGCAGGGTTTAATCCCAGCACTGTTTCATGACTCAGAATATCCTTACGGATTGTTTCCAGCGCTTGATACTCCGCAGTTTTTCGAATATTGGTTGCGCCAGCTTTGTTCGTATATTCTTCGGTCACTTGAAACCCGTTTTCCGTGAATCGCTGATTCAAAATATCGTACAAATAACGAAGCTGTGCATAGGCATTTATAGTAGCGGAAAACTCCGGTCGATAAATACCCAGAGCTGTCATTTCTTCAACTGTTTTTTTCTTAATTTTGTTGATTGCTTTTTGTTCTTTTGTCTGCGCCATTTTCCCGCTACCCCCTTTTCTGAAAATTCGCGCACTATTGGAAAGACTTCCCCGCTCCGTTCCCCACGGTTCAAAAATTACCGTCTAACCCCAGGGGGATATCGCTTCCCGCCCTTCTCTGGATGGCGTTTATTATGACATGCTGCACATAGACTTATTAGATTGCTGGACTCAAATGCCAGCTCCGGATACTCATCCACATGTTTGATATGATGTACCTCTGTAGCATCAACCCGTTTGCCATATCGTTTGCAATCCTGACACAAATATTTATCTCTACGCAAAATCTGTTCGCGTTTCTTTTTCCATCTCTTTGATTTATGTATATCTGTCATTATTCCACCTACTCTACCCTAACGAAAAAAGCAGGCCATCACTGGTCTGCTCTTTCGTTTGAAGGTGTATGATTTTCTCTCTAACTCTCGGCCTTAAATCCAGTTTATATATTATCATGATTTCGTGTGCCATTGTGTGCCATCTTTCAGTTTTTCTAAAATTCGCGCATGGATCCGATGCATATTGCGCCAGCTGTAATTCAATTTCGATGCAACATGTACCCAATCCAATCCATCAATATAACGATAACGCATAAGTCTCCGTTCATTAACCGGCAGGCTCTCAATTTCTTTTTCTATCCGTTCCCGTTGTTCCAGACTTTCTTCTACTTTCAACACATAGTATTCCATTAAATC